CCTTCAGGTGATGACGTAGCAACGCATTATCCTCAACAACCAGTACGCGCATCATCGCTTCTCCCTAATATGAATGGTCAGAATAGTTTAACGCTGATTATGTAACTTGAAACCAGCGCCCTGAAATTAAATAACTTTTTTCATACTCCCATGCCCTTTGGGGCGTCCTGGGGGCATTGCTGTCGGCATCTGATTGTTCAGCATGTTGACCTGATCCTGGTTCATATCCCCAATCCACTTCGAGTAAACCTCATACACCATACGTGCATCTTCATGGCCCATCTGGCTGGCTATGAACGACGGGTTAGCTCCGGCCATCAACGTCCAGCAGGCATATGTATGCCGTGACTGATACGGATTTCTCTCGCGGATACTGGCAAGTTTAGTTCCTCGCTTCCAACCGTAGGCGATCGAGTTCTTTGAAATGTAGCCACCCTTTGATGACGAACTCGCTGACGGTGTAAAAACGAAGCGAAGATTTTGCTGCTCAGTTTTTCCGATCTCACGATGATGAAAGCGTATTTCCTGCCTGGGATTGGAACCGCTGATTTCGAATTGCTCCTTCAGTGCATCAAGAGCTGGTCTCAGCAGTGTTATCGTTCTTATCCCGGCGTCTGTTTTGGGTGGTACAAATACCCGCTTATTCGTCAGGCTTCTGGAAACGTGGATTTCACCTTTTGCCAAATCAATGTCTTCCCATGCCAGGGCACACATTTCCCCCGGCCTCATCCCCGTATGCACCGCCACGATGATGATCAAGGCCAGTTGCCGGGGGAGGGCTGCTATCATAGCCTGGTACTCATGAAGCAATAGTGGGTCGGGATCAGATTTGGATAACTTGAGCCTCGACACGCCTTCATAAGGTGCATGCAATATAAACTGGCTTCGGTTCGCGAGCTTAAGCATTTCTGATAAAACTGCCATCTGTTTATTAACCGTTGAGGGCGCGCGGCCTTGCTTTGCCACATTTGGCGTTGCCGGGTTGATTATTGTTCCGGTCAACAGCTCCTTTCGATAATGCAAAATGTCGGCATGCTGAATATCAGCCAGGCGGGTATCTTCTCCAACAATTCGTTTAAGCGTATTAACAACCGATATAATTGAAATCAAAGTTGCGCCAGATACCTCCAGTGCTTTGGTATCTGTAAAAAAATCACTCAGTTCCTTAAAGGTGGTGACTTTTTTGGTCGTGATGAATTTCTTCAGCGCTTTGGATTCTGGGAAGCGCTCCGCATAATTGAACGTCCCGAGTTGTATTTCGCTGGTTATAAGCGCGCGAAGGTTTCCTGCTTTTTTGATATTCCCGTTCGTGACAGACCAGCCACGCAACACTTCGCGGCAACGAATGCCGCGATAAGTGAAAGTGATCCTTATTTTTCCGCTATGAAGTTCAACACCTGTGGGAAAGTCCATCACGCTTCCTGTACTAATTGATTAATCTTTGGAAGGTTGTACCAGAGAACACCTTTAGCATTATCAGTTTCCCCGAGGGCAGTAAGGTGCTTGAAGTGCACACCTTCGATCCATAAGTTCAACCGATAGCTTTTAATTTGCCTTTCGGACAAGCCGGTCTTTTCACTAAGCCCTGCTTCAACCATCCACTCTGCGTCGAAAATGATTTGCGGCATACATAACTCCGATGCCGCCAGCTACAACATTAGCCGCTGCAGCTGGCTGTTAGTGAAAACGGATAATCAGTTTTGAGTCAGGCGCTGCCAGATAGCCGAAACGTATTTAACCTGGTGGCGGGCGTCGGCCAGGGCATTATGCTGATCCCCTTCAAAAGGGATGTCGTAGCGCGAGTTCAGCCCAACAGCTTTGCCCAACTCGACAACGGTACGCACGTCCCGGTAGTTCCAGTGAGGGATCGGGAATGGCGTGTCGGCCAGCTCGAATGCCGCCTCCAGAAGAGAGCAATCAAACGAACTACCATTCCCCCAGAGCTGGACAGTCTTCGAACCGTTAGCCGCGCTTTCAGCGATAAAGTCGAGGAATTGCTCCAGCGCTTCTACCAGACCGACCGTGTCATCCACGACGATCGCAGATCGTGCCTCCGGCGATTGCTTCAGCCACCAGAGGATGGTGCTGGCGTCCGGCCTGGCTCCGAAGGACATCGACGATTCGAGGTTAATCACCTGGTAAAATTCAGCGCCGGTTTTCCCGCTGGACGGGTCAAAGAATACGGCCCCGATTGAAACGATCGGCGCGCCCGGCTTTTTGCCCATGGTTTCGAGATCCACCATGAGGTGCGTGAACATGGTTTTCGTGTTTGAGGTATTATGGCCCAGCTCTTCCAGCTCCTCTTTCAGACCCGATTCCATCGCTGCATAGGTTGCGTCTCCAGCCACGGCGCCACAGTCCGGGCAGCCACCACAGCCGGTGCAAACAGTCTCAGCTACGGCATCTGTTTGCGGATCAGTTGCATCAGCGCTTTCGCCTGGACGAACCGGGTTACCAGCTTCTCCTTCCGCCGGGTCAGTCTCTTCCATCTGCACATCGCTGGTGGTCTCCTCATTAACCGGTGAACGGTCATCATTTTCTGGTTGTTTTTCGTTCATCAGTCCATCGATTGAGAACATGCCTCCGCCGAGGTTCGCGACCTGCGGCTGACTGTTGGCCTCATCCGCACGACGGCGTGCTCCCTCTTCACGTACGCGTTTCAGGTTTTCCTCGTGAGTGCAGAGGGGGGCTCGAGAAGATTTGTCATCTGCAGGATTGAGGGTTATTTCATTCACAACCGGAGCGGCGGAGGCTGCTGGGATCGGCAGCAGTTCGGTTGCAGCGTTAAACTCAACCGTCATCGTCCGGTTGACGAACTCAAGGTGAGCTGCAGGCGTCAGATGGATGTTCTCCGGCGCGATGCGCACCAGGTTGAAGATGGCTGCGCGGTTCACTGCCAGAACGCCTGGCTGGTTGCGCAGGATTTTGCTCCACGATTTCCATGGCTCTTCTTTTTTCGCGATGATTTCTTTGGCGCGGCGCGCGATGCTCACCGGAATTTCACGATAGTTGAAGTCCATCGGCATCAGGGCGCTGGCGATCTCCAGATCGAGGGTTTCCAGGGTGTGATGCGCGCCCTCACCGCGATCAGTTACATACCCGCCGTCGGCATTGGTGCCAGCGTCGGTGCGTTGGACAAGGTTAATACGATTGCCGGCGACCCATTCACGCGTCAAGATCCCGCGGTCGATATATGGGGTGGCTACCCATGCCTTTGTGAACTGCAAAAGCAGGCCCAGCTCATGGCGCTTTTCCATGCTGAACACTTTGCGGATGGCGTTCGTGTAGCGCCAAAGATCTTTGGTGTCGAAAGCCTTAACTTCTGCAAAATTTTCAGCAGCGAGCAGCAGGTCCTGGACATAACCATTGTCGGTATCCATTTCCAGTGCGTGCAGCTCTGCATTCTCGCTGCGGGTGATGTGGTGGCGCAGTTCGTCCACCGTCAGCTGGGCAAGCAGCTGTTTGCGGAAAGGCATTTTGCAGACGGGGTAGTGGGCACCACCATCGTCATGCTCGCTGATCTTCAGGCCATGCTCATACAGAGGTTTTGGGGCCTCATCCTTGGCGGCATTGCCTACTTCTGGAGTTTCAAGGGTAGTTCCAGGCGCGGCAGGCAGATCTGCATCGCTGGTGACCACCGGGGTGGAGGTGGTTTCACCCTGAGTTGCGGCGTCGGGGATCACTTTCCAGGTGCGCTGGTCGTCGGCCAGGGTGTAGCGTTTACAGAACTCAAAGCAAACGACAGCTTCTTCGGGCAGATCATCCACAACCGGCAAGTCTGTACGGATCGGCTTGAGGTAGTCTTTCCCGCGGCCAGTTTCGATTTCTGCATCTTCAAGTGCAACATCCAGTGCAAGATTGGCGCGGGCTTCTGTTTTAAACGTCCCCCAGTAGACGGCGTCAGGTTTGCCTGATTTCTGGGTAGCCTTAATATGATAAAAAAATTCCATCTTGGAGCCTCGTTTGGGTGTAAGATACCCAACAGCTAATGAGCGCTGCTTAGGTAGTGGTCATTGGTCAAAACTCGATTCCGGAAAGCTTTGGTCGGCTGACCGGGTACTTAACCCGCCTTGCGCGGGTTTTGTGCTTATTGGGCGCCGGGCTTGTTCGCCAGCTGAGAGATAAGCACTCCATCAAGTGCATCAAGCACCGGGTCGAACGTGGTATTCGACGGGATCTTGCTGACTGCGCGGATGACTGCTGAAACTGAAATATCACCTTCACGAAGGCTGTATCCGCCGCCTGGACCTCTGTGCGAGGTGACCAGCTTGCCGCTGCGCAGCCGCTTAAAAATTTGCTCCAGGTAGGAAACCGAGAGCTTCGATTCTTTACTCAGTGTGGCGAGGGGCACTGGCTTGCCGCAGTAGATTCTTTCCAGAACCGCAACAGCCTGGACAGACGCCATCACTCGTTTCATTCCAAATTCCATGGTCTATCCCTTCACCGGATCCCGGCCGTAGCCAGGGTTATCTTCAATGGCATCCTGCAGAACCTGAATCGCTTCGCCGTATGGAAGGGTCAGTGCCAGCTTAATCGCCGTCCCGAACGTCTCCGCTACCAGTTCAAACTTCTGAGCCAGGCGGTTCGCTTCCTCGGTCTGCTCCTCAACAGCCTCCATTTCAAACTGGTGCTCCTGCCAGACTTCATCCATAACGTCTTCTTCAACTTCACTGCGCAGCGCTTCTTTAACTTCAAGAACAGGCAGGAAGCCGATTAACTCCTCTGCCGGTGCGGTGCTGTATCGCAATGCCAGTTCGTTCGCTGACATAAATCCTCCGGAAAAAAGGCCCGCCACGGGCGACGGGCAAAGAGAACTTTTCCAATTTAACCAGAACAGGTCATCGACTCCTGTCTGGTTGAGATGGCGGGATTACCATCACGATGCCATGTGCGCCTGGCATCAGGCTGGCAACAGCCATTGGTCGAAACTCGATTAAAAATGTAACGCTGGCTGTTGGTCGTCAGCCGGTTTGTACGGGTAACACTGTCCTTTCACGTGTTGCTCTGCGGCAGCTGCTTCACAAACCGCCTCGGTGTTATAAACGCCGAGCATGATGTCTGAGCATTCCCCGGTGAGGGCGCAGACGGTAACGATTAAGGCGAAAAACGAGGTCATGCGTTGAGCTCTGGATTGCCTTTCTGCGCCATGAAGTAACAGAACTTGCGGATCAGAACTTCAACGATGTTGAGGCGAATAGCCTGCTGTTTAACTGGGATGCGTGCGTAGTCAATCATGGTTATCTCCTTGTTGCCCTTTGCGTCTGGCCGACGGAACGGTAAAGCCTGCTGCGCGATAGTTTTTGTCATCTCATCCGGTGTTTCATATGCCGCCGGCAGCTACTACGTGGGCGTCCTGCCTGGATGACTTACTTGCTGCTTGGTGTGGATATAGTAAAACCCATTTGGTGTTTTATTGTCAACACGTGGCGTGTTTGATTTAGGCGAAAAAATGCGAATTACGAATTATGGGCAATAAAAAAACCAGCGCTATGGCTGGCTTGGTGATTAAGAGGGGGAGAGAAAAAAAATTAGTTATCGGATGCTTTAAAGCGTCCGCGGAGATATTTCTGTACGTAATCATCAATCTCTTTAAGCCGTACCTCGAACAAATCAATCATTCGATCCTGCTCACTTTCTGGCAGCTGATCAAAGAGCTCAATAAGATGGCGATGGCGTGCTGTTATCCATGACTCTGTCGAATCAGCACCGAAAACCAGGTCTGCTGGCGCTATCTTTAGAGCCTTAGCGAGGGTAATGGCGTCATCAATACCGATTGTTCTGCTGCCTGATTCGTAATTTCCAACACGCGACTGCGCCCACCCGCATAACTCAGCAAGCGCCTTCTGCGAAATACCTTTTTGCTCTCTGGCCCGTTTTAATCGGGCGGCAATCTGATCATTCATGTTCATAAAGACGTTTTACCACGTTGCGTGTTATCACTCAAAAAACAAACGGTGTTGACAATCAAACACGCAGCGTGTTTAATTCCCTCATCGCATTCATATCGAGGTAGCAATGAACAACATCGCAAAGACGAGGCAATCCCTCGGGCTCACCCAAGACCAACTGGCTTCAATGTTTGGCTGGCGTCAGTCGCGTATTTCGAATTACGAAAATGGAACGAGAAAGCCAACTCTCAACGATTGCAGGCTCATCGTTGAGAAATTCAATCAACTGGGCGCCGAATGCACACTGGATAGTGTTTTCCCGCCAAAAAGTGATGAACAAGGTGATGAGCATGCAAACAGTAGCGTTTGAACATCTTAACCGACAGAAACCCGCTTCGCTGAAAACGGAAAATCAGTATGAACCTCGCCGCAGAGACAACCTACGGCGCCAGGCGATCCTGACAGCCGTTCGTGAGTGGGAGCTTACTCTGCCCGGCCAGGCGCAGGACATTGTTACGCAGCTGGTGGCCGAGCAGTGGGCAAAAGAGGGTGGGCGTGGGATCACTGTGAATAAACAGAACCTTTATCGCTACCTGAAAAACGAAACCAATTCCAGTAAATACACGGCTTATGTCATGCAACTCGCGAATGCGATCAGCGTGGCGATGCCGATAGAGATCGCCAGAAAGCATGGCCTCCGTCAGGGTAAAACCGATATCGAGCTGGTGGCCGACGCGATCAAAGAGTGCGGCGAGCATCACCAGGCGAAGTTACTGGGCCTGCCAACCAAAAAGCAGGCGAAAGAGGGTTTTGAAAACCTTCTCGCCAACGCAGCGCTGCTGCCGGGAGAACTGGCTGGTGTGGTGATAGCTCACCTGCAGGCGCTGGCACCACTTTTTACGTAATCGAGTTTTGACCAATGAATTCTACGACCATTAACCGCGAGGTGAGATATGTCTAATCCTTTGCCTAAGGCGATGCCTAAAAGTAAGGCTACAAATGAGCCTTACCGCAAGGTGAAGATCACCATGTGGGATGATCCAAAGTTTCGCGCGTTGTCCCCTTTGCCTCCCAGTGGGCAAAGCCTGTTTATTTATCTGCTGACCAGCCCGTTCACCGGGATTATCCCTGGGTTGTTCAAAGGCGGCCGGGCGGCGCTGGCTGAAGAGCTGGGGTGGGAATTGGAAGCCTTCGACTCTGCCTTAGGCGAAGGCTTAGCTTTAGGCATGGTTAAAGCCGACCTGAAAGCCAGAGTTTTTTGGCTTCCTAAGGCTGCGGCACATAACCCGCCAGCTTCAGTGAATGTGATCAAATCATGGGCGCGGGCCTTCGAATTATTGCCCGAGTGTGAACTGAAATGGGAGGCATGGGCGGCGCTCCAGGCCGCGTGTTATGGGGTGTCTGAGTCTATGGGCAAGGCATACGACAAGGCTATGCCTTTGCCTAAGGATAAGGCTTGCCCTTTGCCATCAGGTATCCAGAAAGCAGTAAGCAGTAAACAGATCTTAAACCCCTCTCTTAACGCGGGCGCGAATGAAAACTCTGAGTTTGCTGGTTTACCAGATGAACCCGTTGCTCCGCGATACGTTGACGGACTGGATGAACCAATCGGCAAATTCACGATGACAGCCGCCTGGTTGCCAAGCAGGGATTTTCGCCAGCGCGCGGCGACGTGGGGAATAGCTTTGCCTGACCCTGATTACCTTGTCACAGAACTCGCTGAGTTCGCGTCGTACTGGGAGTCAGAGGGAAAGATTTTCACCCAGGTTCAGTGGGAACAGAAATTCGCACGGCACATCGTGCTGGTGAGATCCAAAAAACAACCGGAAACCGGAGGTAAGGACAATGCAGGAGTTCGGGGAGAGCCTACAGCATCCAGGGCTGTTCAGCAGATTCAGTCAGCCCACGCAGAGTGGAGACGCCGCAATGGACTTGATGGCAACGGAAACGGCATGGCGCCTGTGGCAGGTCATGGGGGAAATATTCTCGAACCGGTGGACGCAGAAGAATGGGGCGGAGCCTTCGGCGCTCTGGATAGCCCAGATCGGTTCGATGACTGAACAGCAAATCAGTCTGGTCTGCCAGCAGTGCATGGAGCGCTGTGCCGCTGGCAACACATGGCCGCCTGATCTCGCTGAGTTTGTATCGCTCGTTTCAGAGAGCGGCGCTAACCACTTCGGCCTGACGTCCGACGGTGTCATGGGTGAGTACCGCCGCTGGCGTAACGAGTCCTACCGGTACTCAGGTAGCGATAAATATCCGTGGCCGCAGCCGGTGCTGTACCACATCTGCATTGAGATGCGCAGAACGGGCGTAGAGCGCCAGATGACAGAGGGGGAACTGAAGAAACTGGCAGAGAAGCTGTTAACAAAATGGAGCAAGCACGTCAGTAACGGCCTTTCGGTACCGCCGATTCGCCGCCAGCTTGCAGCACCGCAGCACCCGGCAGGGCCAACTCCGGCGCAGCTGCTGATGGAAGAGTACAAACGCCGCAAAGCGGCAGGGTTAACCAACTAAATCGAGTGATGACCAATGACCAAACCATTAACCCAGAAAGAGCAGGTGGCAGTTTTTGTGCGCTACCAACCGAACTGCGCCGTCGGCGACGTTTCCGAAGCACTGGATATGTCAGGTGCAACAGCGGGCAAGCTGCTGCGCGAGCTGAGTGACGACGGAGTGATAACCCGTTCCCGCAACAGCGTCCAATATACCTATGCGGCGGTTCCGCATGCCGATATACCGGATGTGATCCTTCCGTGCATGGAGGAGAAAAGCGACCCGATCAAGATGCAGGCCGCTGAACAGAAAGCGAAGGCGCTGGAAGAAAAGGGGCTGTGGCGCCGCGCTGCAGCGGTGTATTCGGACATGTTCGGCATTGCCTGCAGCTCTGTGGAGGTTGCCCGGATCGCCAAACGCCGCAAAGAGTGCCTGCGCCAGGCGGGGAGGGCCTGACTGATGCCAAGACCAAAAACACACAGGGAACGTACCCTGTTCATCGCCTGGATTATCGAACTGGTAAGAAAGAATGGCCGCGCTACGACCAATGATGTCGTCGCCATGTTCGGCCTGCATCGCACCACCGCCGAGAAGTACATCCGGGCTGCCATAGAGCAGGGTCATCTTATCCGCCACGGACGCTGCGGCATCTTCCGCGACCAGCGGGCAGTTATCGACTTTGACATGGAGCGTTACACCCATCGTATGACGGCGAAATGAAATTAAAGCTTGAGGATCAACTATTACCAAGCCGCCCGGTAAGGATTTTTAGGGCGGCTATGAGCGAACAGCGGACGTTGGCTTTAAGGAATCTTTCGACTATATAATTTTTTATTAATACAAATAAAGCTAAAGCTCTCTAACCTTAGCTTTCCATTTTTACTCAGCTTAATTGAATAGTTCAACCAAGTAAGTTTCGTGCTCTTTCTATTAATGCCGATGTAAATCTAGACCTTTTCAGTTGGTCATCCGTAACATCACCATTACTTTCATTAACAACTGCGTCTATAATCTCGTGACATTTAGAGAAATATGAAATATAAGCATCATTTTCAAAGCTTTTGATTATTTTGTCGCAGTAATTATTTATTTTTTTAGAATTCAGTTCAATTTTTTCAACTTTGCCATGAACCACCCAAGGGTACAGCATTGCAATATGCCAACGATATTTGTTGTATCTTTGCGCATTTTCTCTTTTGCCGTTAATCATTGTGTTGTACTTATAGCATATATAAACTGAAGCAAAGTAAGCGCACTCGTTGTCTGAAGGGCTAAATATAACATCTTCGTTTTTATCAGATGCTTGTTGATCTGCCGCTTGTTGGTCTGCCGCTTGTTGTTCAGGAACCTTTTGGCCAGATGCTTTTTGATTCAAAACCTTCTTCACATACCTCGCGGCATTATGAGGATTAGCCTTAAATACGGATATAAAACACCTAGCCAGTTCTTTGATGTCATAAATCCTTGTTGATTGGATTTCGTGACCACGATATTCATTTTCTCTACGTTCAAAATAAAGACTCTCTAACTTATCGTCCTTACGCTTTAGATCAAAGAACTTTTGTACCATCCTGGCTTTTTCTTTAAGTGCTAAAAAAGCTTCCCCCTCAATAGCGGACTGACTATTAGTAGCTTCAATGATTCTGCTAGCAACATCTGTATCTTGAGATTCAATAAATTTCACTATTAATCTTACATCATCATTGATTTCATTATAGTGATGATGCAACGTATTAGTCGTTTGGCAGCCATTTATTATCTGGTAGTTAGTAAGGTTTATCACTTTTGTATTCGGCTGGATAGACAATTCTGGAGAGATAATTGTAACCCCATTATTTAAAACCGGAAATTGCTTAGATTTTATTTTATTGTCTGTTATTGTTTCTGATATTTTTTTATTTACTTTATTCTCATCACCAAGAAAAGCTCTTATATTTTCTTCAAAAACAGATTCTTTAATTTTTCCGTCTTCATCCATTGCTATTTTTTCAATGAAGTGCTTGGCTTTAACGGTCGCAATATATGATTGAGGAATACCAGGCATGGATTCAATACCGATGTAATCAATTAACTGCAGTTCTGCTTCATTTTTCTCAGTGATCGATATCCATAAGTCCATCAACTCCTTTCTGCCTAGTGGTTTTACTTCCACCATGCTGAAATAGTCAGTCTCAATGCAAAAACGTTTGATTATATTTAACGTTGCTTCAATTTCTCTCTCTGCATTATATGTTCCGCTAGAACAAAAGTTTATCGTCAGCGAAGGTTTTTTATTATGGATTTTTTTGACGTTTTTAAAAATTAATTTAAGAATCTCAATTGCTTGGGTATTATATATGCCATTTGGAAGTTTTGGTTCTAAACTTAGAAAGTCTTCTATGCCTACCTTAAAATTTGATATATCACTCTTTAAGAAACTTTCCCCTGATTTCGCTTGGGTAAGAATTATTTCAACTGGTAATGATGTTTTATACGTATCAAATGCCGCCTCAGCATCGTCAACATTATAGATCAATTCACCATCAATTATAAAAATTACACCATCCAATGAGGCGTCATCTTCTTGTGTGGTGATATCGATTGGATTGAATCTACCCAAATATTTTTTTGATGCTATGACATAATTACAAAAATATTCAAATAACTTCGACTCTTCAGCTTCAATTTCAAATTGAGTAGAGAGATCTTGGACATACTGTTGAAGAATTGCGTGCATAGATATAGTTCCTTGCTCAGATTAATGATTTTTTTATGAATCCTGCATTAAAACTAATTGAAGACAATAAAATTTATACCTATTTAATTTCCTCATAATATCAGGGGATTGTCAATATCCAATTGAAATACTGACCTAAACAAGTTACATCAACTTGCTAGGTTCTAACTGTTACCGCATTACCTATTCAAAACCTCAGAGCTATCGTATTCTACTACAGTTCATATCTAACACATCACAGCCCACCCTGTTCAATCCCTCATTTCCGTTCAAACGTCAGTAGGTTTGGCGCTTGTAGCGAATTAAGACGAGTTATTAGTTGCTAAACATTTTAGCCAGCGAATGTACCCCTACTGCTTTTAGCAAACATAAAAAGGTTTCACAATGCCTGACCAAGGACTTTTCCAGATTGCGTGGTCCGCTTATGGCACAAAACGGAAGTTGCTCTTTAACTTACCCTGTAAGCGGGACTCTGTTAGCGCGTATTGAACCTAACAGACTGAAACGAGCGCTTTGCACACAGTGCGGCAAGCGGGATTATGCTCTCATTTTTCATAGTTCTTATCGGCATTTTGTGTGCCTAAAGCATTGATCAAAACAGCCCATAGGTATACTGTATATTCATACAGTAAATGCAGCGGAGGCTATTATGAGAGTTGAGTTAAGCATTGATAGAACTAAAGAACTTCCTAAGGGCGCTGTACCGGCTCTGGAAAAAGAACTGTTAACACGACTGCAGGATCAGGTAGGCGATTGCACCCTCGTTATACGACGAGCAGGCTCAGACGGGTTAAGTGTTCTGGGCGGTGAAAAGGACGCGAAGAAGAAGGTAGAAGAGATCCTCCAGCAGACCTGGGAAAGCGCTGACGACTGGTTTTATTAATTCAGCAAGTAATTAGTTTCCTGGGTGGAGGGGTGCGGTGAAAGAAACAGAAGAATTTCCAAAAAAGGGTTATGCAGTCATCAGATGTCACGATGGGGTTATCGTTGCACGGCTGCACTCATTTCCTGAATTTGATCGCGCGCTGATGTACAGGCGAGGTGATGAGGTGTCGTTTACGCCGCTTCTGGATGATGAGATTGTAGGGTCGCCAACTCTCTTTACGCAGATGCTGGAGCGGGCAGGTTACCGCGTTTCGCTTAATTCTGTTAAACTCCCGTCATAGGCCTGAACAACCTATACCTGCTGCGCCACTGGAGAAATACCATGGCGCAAAAACCTACCAAAAAAACACCTGAACTGGTTCCTTTCGGAATCAGCGATTTCTTTTTGCCTGCGCGCTTACAGGTGGCGGCATGAAGAAAAGCAACTTCATTCACACCCAGCTCACGACGAAAGAAGTGGATGAGCTCGAGGCCCGCTATCGCGCCAATGACGTGCGCACAGTGCGAAGCCTTGATGTCGATCTCATCCACTGGACGCTCACCGCTTATCTGCCGGAGGCAAACAGAGCCCCACGTCAGGATAAGACCTTCCAGCAAAAGCTCTGGAGGGAATCGTGAAGACCTACAACATCACCCCGATGGGCAAACCCAGGATGACACGCGCTGATAAGTGGAAAAAGCGGCCGGAGGTTCTCCGGTACCGCGCGTTCTGCGATCACGTTCGGCTGCTGGGCGTCGAGCTGCCGGAAGCAGGCGCACACATAACGTTTATCCTCCCGATGCCACCGAGCTGGAGCAAGAAGAAGCGCCAGGAGATGGCAGGCAAACCCCATCAGCAGAAGCCCGACAAAGATAACCTGGAAAAAGCCCTGATGGATGCCATCTATGCGGATGACGCCCATATCTGGGATTCCCGCGTGACGAAGCGCTGGGGCGAAGAAGGGCAGATCATCATCGGGGAGATCGACTGATGCGCGCCTTGCTGAAACCAGTTATCGTCCGGGAGTTGGGCGTTGTATTGCTGAAGCCGGGCAGCGAGCTGATGCCCATGTTCATCTCAGGGCGCGTGCTGGTTGAGAGCCAGCCTGCCAGCATGGCCAGCTTTGAGACCGGGCGCGTACCCGATCTGCGGCAGCCGCTGGCGGCCAATCCGGCGCTGCGTCCGTTCTTCCTCCACGAAAAGGTGATCACCGCTGCTGGCGGGCTGGCTGGCCTGGAATACTGGTTGCTGCGCCACGGCGGCGGCACCTGCCAGTACCAGCACAGCGATTACCACTATCACGAACTGACCACCATGCGGCACGAGCCCGGAGCGATTCTTCTTTGTGGCCACTGCGACAACCGGCTGCGCGAGCAGTACACCGAACGTCTGGCGGAGCTGGCGCGTCAGAACGTCATCGACTGGGTGCTGGACATCGCCCGAGTGGCGCTGGCGCTCGACAAAGCCCGTGAACTATCTCTGGCTGAATTGTGCTGGTGGGCTGTTCGTGCCGGTGTCACCGATGCGCTGCCTGAATCCGTTGCCCGCGAGGCATTGCGCCTGCCGGCGGAGAAACAAACGTACCGTGAGAGCGAGATAGTACCGTCGGTACCGGCCACCAGCATCATCTCCGATAAGGCCCGCGCGCTACCTGCAGCACCTGCAGCACCTGCAGGCGCACCACCAGCCATTAAGCCAGTTGTGGGCGTACTGGTGGATCCCGAGTCCCCGCAGACCCTGATGAAGCGGCCAAAGCGAATCCGCTGGGATAAACCCAAATATCTGGCATGGGTTAAGACGCAGCCCTGCGAGTGCTGCGGCAGGCCGTCAGATGATCCACACCATCTAATCGGCTGGGGCCAGGGAGGCATGGGAACGAAGGCGCACGACAGTCTCGTGATCCCCCTGTGCCGCCAGCACCATACCGAACTACATAACGATCCGGTGAAATTCGAGCGTAAGCACGGAACTCAGCCGGAAATGATAATCAGAGTGCTGGACCGGGCCTTTGCGCTCGGCGTTCTGGCTTAAGGAGCAGTACAGGATGACACCACGTCAACGCCGCATTCATATCGAAGGTTTGGGTAAAGCAGCTGCAGCGCCGAGAAAAAGTTACCTCGGGAAGTTCACACCATTGAAGAGCGTCCAGTCTGCCTGGATCAAATCTCTGCTGACGGTCTGGGGGGAATGCGTCGGCGGGAAAACCCGTGCGCAATACCGCCTGGAGAACTGCAGCCAGTTCTGGTCTGAGGTAAAGCAATCGGAGTGGTCGGACACTCAGTTGTCGCGCATCACTGAGGCGCTGGGGCAGGCGAGGGAAGAGGGGTTCCGTGGCGTTCAGGCGGCGTTGCGCGCCCGGTCCATTCTGTGGCCGGTAACCCTGTCTGAACTGATAGAAGAGAGCGAGCGCCATGATGATGCCGACTTTATTGAACAGATCATGCTGAACACCTTCGACCAGCGCGATCCGGTTTATGTGGTCGGCCTGCAGTTTTACACCACCCGCAAGAAGATATCCGACATCACCCGGGAGTTGCAGCACGTGGCCCCCTGGCTTACTGACGGAGAAGCGCGTAAGCGGGTGCGCTGGTGCCTTGAAATCTTCCAGGCGAAGGTATTTCTAGCCGTTCGCCGGCAGATAGAAGCCGAGCAAAAGTGAGATGTATGTTAAATATTTTTCAAATAGAGTTGAAAACGGGCCAGAAAAATGAATAATCCATTCATGCTTGGCAGAGCTGCGCCACGATGGCAGCGTCGAAAAGCCTAAACAAACAAATCCTGAAACCTCGCTCCGGCGGGGTTTTTCCTTTTCTGAGGTCACCGTTTGGTGGCCTTTTCTATTTCAGGCTCCCGGAACCCCCATCACTCGTCTTGTCGTTAATTCATCCGGAGAGCCTGATCTCCCTCTGATATGGAAACCATATGTCCGAACCACTATCCGGCAGCGCCACGGCGCATGCTGCGGTTACGACTGTCACCTTTGCCGGATTCTGGGCAAACACTGAGGCTGGCGTAATCCTTGGGGCGCTGGCCGGGGCGCTTATCTACGTTCTCACGTCCCACAACCTCAGCATTCTTGAACGTTGCCTGTACGGTATTGCTGCCTTCATCTCGGGCATCCTCGGGGCGGCGACCGCCACACGGGTAATCAACAAGGTCATTGGCAACTTTGTGCCAGGCATCGACGGTGCGGGAATTCCTGAATCTCTCGGCGCCATGGTTTCGGCGGCATCGGCGATCACCATCGTTCTTGCCCTCAAGAAGCGCGCCGAGAAGAAGGCGGCTGAGGAGGGGAAATGATTCTGACTCCATTCGTACTGCTTCAACTTCATGCGGTGGTCGCATTATTGACGGGGCTACTGATTGCTGGCTTCAACCGTGGCGGTCGCAAGCATAAACGGCATTTCTCGGCGCTGGCATATCTACTGGCGCTGGCGTTCTTCTCGATCCCCATCCGTATCTGGGTTGGTGATTACCTCTACATCGACCGCTCAGAGCTGGTGGTCAACATCGGGTTTCTGATTGTGATGCTCCTTTCCCGGGGGAACATCACAGGCAAAAGGAGCTGACAGTGAATCAACGGCAATTTGAAAAGGCTGCTGGTGTAAGTGCCGCTTTGGCTGCGCGCTGGTATCCGCATATCGATGCAGCAATGAAAGAGTTCGGCATCACCGCAGTTAACGATCAGGCCATGTTCATCGCGCAGCTGGGCCACGAATCGGCAGGCTTTACCTCGCTGGTGGAGAACTTCAACTATTCAGTTGGCGGTCTGAAGGCGATCTTCGGTAAGCGCCTAACGGCATACCAGTGCGAGATGCTGGGCCGGGTTGACGGTAAGCAGACCGCCCACCAGCCGCAGATCGCCAACCTGGTATATGGCGATCGCATGGGCAATAACTCGCAGGGCGATGGCTGGAAGTATCGTGGCCGCGGCCTGCTGCAGATCACCGGACGTGAGAACTACACCAAATGCGGTGCGGCGTTGAAGTTGGACCTGGTGAGCACGCCGGACCTGCTGTTACAGGAACGACACGCTGCCCGGTCAGCGGCCTGGTTCTTTGCGTTACGCGGTTGCCTGCTGTATTCCGGCGATATCGTGCGTGTCACCCAGATCATCAACGGTGGGCAGAATGGGGTGGCTGACCGGAAGGTGCGTTACAGCCGGGCACAGGCGGCGTTGTCATGAAGCTGCGTTACGTTCTGCTGGCGCTGGTGGTCGCTGTCTCGGTTACCGGGGCGATCGCCTGGCGTTCTGGCTGGAGTGCGCACGCTGACCATATCAACGCGCTGGCGGCAAAGAAGAAGGAAAAAGCCGAGAAGATTATTCAGCCGGTAGAAGAGAAAGCCGCTGCGGCCACCGCCGAAAGCAAAGTGATTTACCGGACCATTACACGCGACGTGGTGAAATATGTTCAGTCTCCGGATCGTACTGTGTGCCAGTTTGACGATGCTGCTGTGCAGCTGCGCCAGCGTGCCATCGACGCTGCCAACTCCATCAGCGGATTTGATGCAGGAGCCGTGCAGGGGAAGTAACGCTGGCACCAATAGCGATGACGATCTGCAGGCTGATATCGAAACTGCGCAATGCCTGCGCCAGCTGCGCCTCGATAAGTATCGCTGGCAGGCCTGGTATAATGCCGTTAAGTGAGCAGCCCCAGGCGCTTTAAAGCAGAGCACCTGATGATGTTCTCCACTCTGCACAACACGGTTAGCCACGCTGTGAAGCGTCGCGAAGCTGGCCCATCAACCCACAGGTAAATCAATGAGCGAAGCAAAACCGCAGGATGGCAGCACCGTTAAGGGCTACCGCGAACTTTCATTCGGCGAGATTGGCAAGATGAACCAGTTTAAGGATCTCAGCCGCCAGTTTATTAAGTTGCTGCGTGAGCATGTAGGTGATGTACAACGCACTCCTCACGACTGGGAAGCTATTGAGTGGATACGTCAGGCAGAGCTCGATATGAAGCGAGCCTGTATGGCCGCCTGCCGCTCAGTCGCAAGACCAGATGACGATTGCTAACTAATTCGTGAGATCGGCGGCATGTGGCTTACTGGCTGGCATCTTAACTGGCAGCGCTTTCGTTATTGGCGGAGTCAAATCGGATTCGAGAAGGCATTTTATAAGCTGAAAGAAGAGGCGCATCGCGGCGACCTCGGTAAGTTTCGACGGTAAGTCATTACAAAGCTCATCTGCTGGTGGGATTGATAGTGGGAAAAGTATTTGAATTCTTCATATTAGCCCCAACATCCTTATTTCCACAGATTGGCTGTGGGTAAAGGAGATTAAAATGCTTGAAGGTTATTTTGATTTAGATGGAGTTAACGGGCCGCAAGTAGCAGAAAATAGAAAGCGGTTGCTAGCAGTTCAGGCGGCTTTAGAGATTGCTAAAGCCTCAGTGTCCGCCAATACTGCTGACAGTAATAATTCAAAGGCGAGATGGGATTTAACGCATATTGCAGCTGGCATTGAGGATCTTGCTGATGCAATTCAAGCCTCACTCGAAGCGAAATGATGAAAATTAACCGCCTCCGGGCGGTTTTTTATTGCCATTACCATGGGAAGGCCCATCGTAATGGCACATTAAACGCAGGAGAAGGTGATGAGCTATACGCATTGCACCTATTGTGGTTCAGACCACCATACTCGTGCGAACTGCCCGCATACGTGGATTGGTAGTGCTCGCCGCACCGGCTTACGCTGTAGCTATTGTGGTGGCAGCGGGCATAACTCTAACGCCTGCCCACACAATGCGAGCAGTACGCGCCGACGCCGGTTGAATGATGATTTCTACACCGATTAAGGATGAATAATGCCGCCACGCACACCAAAGGCCTGTCGCGTTCGCGGATGCCGATCGACAACAACAGACCCCTCAGGCTACTGCGACGCTCACAAGGGTGAAGGCTGGAAGCAATACAAACCCGGCCAGACACGACACCAGCGCGGCTACGGCACGAAGTGGGAGACCATCCGAGCGCGGATCCTGAAGCGTGACAAAGGGCTGTGTCAGGAGCATCTGAAGCAAGGCGTCGCTAAGTCAGCCTCATGTGTTGACCACATCATCCCGAAAGCACATGGCGGCACTGACGATGACGCGAACCTGCAGAGCCTGTGCTGGTCCTGCCATGCCAGGAAAACCGCGCGCGACCGCATCAAATGAGAGTGATTCCCGATTGCGTCGAGCCGGGGGAGGGGGTGGTCAAATCCCTGCGGCCGACCGCCTTCCGGACTGCCCGCCTCCTCGTTTTTTTATACCCGCGAAAAATCAAATTTAACCAGGAGTGTCGCTTATGGCTGGAACGGCGGGGCGTTCCGGGCGCCGCCCAAAGCCAACGGCGCGCAAGGAGCTGGCCGGGAACCCCGGTAAGCGAGCCCTGAATAAAGAAGAGCCGGTGTTCACCCCCATCAAGGGCGTGGCGCCGCCGGACTGGTTTGAAGAAGAGGATCTGCCGCTCGCGGCGATCATGTGGGAACTGACCACAAAAGAGTTGTGCGGCCAGAGCCTGATATGCGTTACCGATCTTGCCGTGCTCGAGCGCTGGTGCGTTGCTTATGAATTCTGGCGCCGCGCAGTGAAGAACATCGCGAAAGATGGGCTTTCCATTAACGGCGCGATGGGGGGCAAGATAAAGAATCCTGAGCTTACCGCGAAGAAAGAACAGGAATCGGAGATGAGTTCTACCGGTTCGATGCTGGGCCTCGACCCCAGCAGCCGTCAGCGTCTGATCGGGCTTGCCGGTCAGAAGAAACCCTCAAACCCATTCCTGAAGATGATCAGCTCATGAGCCGGAAATCGTATCCCAACGTTAACGCCGCGAATCAATATGCCCGCAACGTTGTGCGGGGGAAGATCCCGGCGTGCCAGTATGTCATTCAGGCCTGCCAGCGCCATATCGACGACATGGCAGCCGAAAAGAGTAAGAAATTCCGGTACCGCTTTGACAAAGATATGGCGGAGAAGGCCGCGAAGTTTATTCAGCTGCTGCCGCACACCAAGGGGGAATGGGCATTCAAGCGGATGCCGATCACCCTGGAGCCGTGGCAACTTTTTATCATCTGCTGTGCGTTTGGCTGGGTGCAGAAGGGGACAAGGCTTCGCCGTTTCCGGGAGGTTTATACCGAGATCCCCCGCAAGAATGGCAAGTCGGCGATCTCTGCCGGCGTGGCGCTGTACTGCTTCACCTGTGACAACGAGTTCGGTGCCGAGGTCTATTCTGGCGCCACAACGGAAAAACAGGCGTGGGAAGTATTCCGGCCTGCGCGCCTGATGTGCAAACGCACTCCGCTGCTGGTGGAGGCGTTCGGCATCGAGGTCAATGCTTCAAACCTGAACCGGCCGGAAGACGGCGCACGCTTCGAGCCGCTGATCGGCAACCCCGGCGACGGGGCCTCGCCACACTGCGCGATAGTCGACGAATATCACGAGCACCCTACCGATGCGCTGTACACCACAATGCTGACGGGCATGGGGGCCCGCCGGCAGCCGCTGATGTGGGCGATCACCACAGCGGGCTACAACATTGAGGGGCCGTGTTACGACAAACGCCGGGAAGTGATTGAAATGCTGAATGGCTCTGTGCCCAACGAGGAGCTGTTTGGCGTGGTTTATACGGTCGATGACGGTGATGACTGGACCGACCCGAAGGTGCTGGAGAAGGCAAACCCGAATATGGGTGTGTCGGTCTACCGTGACTTTCTGCTGAGCCAGCAACAGCGCGCTGTGAACAATGCCCGCCAGGCTGGTGTGTTCAAGACGAAGCACCTTAATATCTGGGTCGCTGCCCGGGCCGCGTTCTTCAACCTGGTGTCCTGGCAGAACTGTGAGGACAGGACGCTGACGCTGGAACAGTTCGAGGGTCAGCCCTGCATACTGGCGTTCGACCTTGCGCGCAAACTGGACATGAACAGTATGGCGCGCCTGTTTACCCGGGAGATCGACGGGAAAACGCATTACTACTGCGTGGCGCCGCGCTTCTGGGTGCCGTATGACACGGTATACAGCGTCGAGAAAAACGAGGATCGCCGCACGGCTGAGCGCTTTCAGAAATGGGTTGAGATGGAGTTACTGGCGGTAACTGACGGGGCGGAGGTGGATTACCGGTACATCCTTGAAGAGGCGAAGACGGCGAATAAACTGAATCCGGTTAGTATATCTCCGATTGACCCGCACGGCGCCACTGGCCTTTCACATGATCTCGCAGATGAATCACTAAACCCCGTCACCATCATCCAGAACTACACCAACATGTCTGACCCGATGAAGGAGCTGGAGGCCGCCATTGAGTCGGGCCGTTTTCATCACGACGGCAACCCGATCATGAGCTGGTGTATCAGTAACGTCGTCGGGAAGTATCTGCCTGGTAACGACGATGTGGTTAAACCCATCAAAGAGCAGAACGAAAACAAAATCGACGGCGCGGTTGCGCTGATTATGGCGATCGGGCGGGCAATGCTCAAAGAGCCTGGTGATTTCCTTTCATCTCTCGATTCAGACGAAGAGTTCTTAATTCTATGAAATCACTTATCACCGATGTAATCGGGCTGGCCGGTTACGGCCTGCTCACGTCCGGGTTTTACCTGCAGTTCGGGTTGGCTCCGGCACTGATGTTCTCCGGCGGGCTCCTGCTGGTGGCAGCACTGGTTATGGCCAGAAGGGGGAAGCGTGCTGCTTGATTCTCTGTTCAGAAGCGAATCGCTCGAAAATCCCGGCACGCCAATAACGGGTGATGCAGTTGATATGGAGGGGCTATTCGGGGCAGATGTATACGTAAGCCCTGAAACGGCGATGAAGCTGGCGGCGGTGTATGCCTGCATATACGTCCTGTCATCAAACCTCGCCCAGATGCCGCTGCATGTCATGCGAAAGCACAACGGTAAGGTTGAGCCCGCGCGGGATCACCCGGCGTTTTATCTGGTTCACGATGAGCCGAACACCTGGCAGACCAGCTATAAGTGGCGCGAACTGAAGCAACGTCACATCCTCGGCTGGGGCAATGGGTACACCTGGGTAAAGCGCAGCCGCCGTGGTGAAGTGACCTCCCTGGATTGCTGCATGCCGTGGGAAACGACCCTGATTAATACCGGCGGGCGCTACACCTACGGGCTCTATAACGAAGAGGGGGCTTTCGCCATCAGCCCCGACGACATGATCCACATCCGGGCGCTGGGGAATAACCAGAAAATGGGCCTCAGTCCGGTGATGCAGCACGCCGAAACAATCGGCATGGGCATGAGCGGGCAGAAGTATACGGAAAGCTTCTTCAGCGGCAATGCCCGCCCGGCCGGGATTGTGTCCGTTAAAAGCGCGCTCAACAAAGACAGCTGGGGCTGGCTTAAAGAACAGTGGCAGAAGGCGTCGCAGGCGTTACGCAGCCAGGAAAATAAAACGATGCTCTTGCCTGCGGATCTGGATTACAAGGCGCTGACTGTGTCGCCGATTGACGCCCAGATCATCGACATGTCAAAGCTCAACCGCTCGATGATTGCCGGGATCTTTAACGTGCCGGCGCACATGATCAACGACCTGGAAAAAGCCACCTTCAGCAACATCACGCAGCAGGCCATTCAGTTTGTCCGCTACTCGATGATGCCCTGGGTGACGAACTGGGAGCAGGAGCTTAACCGCCGCCTGTTTACCCGCGCCGAGCTGGCCGCCGGGTATTACGTCCGGTTTAACCTTACTGGCCTGTTACGCGGCACTCCGCAGGAACGCGCGCAGTTCTACCACTTTGCGATCACCGATGGCTGGATGAGCCGCAACGAAGCCCGCGCTTTCGAGGATATGAACCCGGTCGACGGCCTGGACGAAATGCTCGTCAGCGTCAACGCCGCCAACCCGGCGGACGATTTCAAAACCACCAAAACCGAAAAGGAAAAAACCGATGAGTGATCGCGAGACTCGCTGTTACAGCGGTGAGGTCCGTGCCGAACAGCTGGGGGAACAGCCCACGCGCATTATCGGTTACGGATCGGTGTTTAACAGCCGCTCCGAACCCCTCTGGGGATTCCGCGAGATTATTAAGCCCGGCGCTTTCGATGACGTGCTGGGTGACGATATCCGCGGGCTGTTTAACCATGACCCGAACTTTATTCTCGGGCGCAGCGCTTCCGGTACGTTGAGCGTCAGCGTCGATGATAAAGGGCTTCGTTACGACATCGCGGCCCCTGATACCCAGACCATTCGTGATCTGGTGCTGGCGCCGATGATGCGCGGCGACATCACCCAGTCCTCTTTCGCATTCCGGATCGCCCACGACGGCGAGCACTGGTACCAGGACGATGAGGGTATCGTCATTCGCGAGATTAACCGCTTTTCCCGGCTCTTTGATGTAAGCCCGGTTACCTACCCGGCCTATCAGGATGCCGATTCCGGAGTTCGCTCCATGAAAGCCTGGCAGGAGGCGCGCGACAGCGGCGCGCTGGCGCAAGCCATTAACCAACGAACGGCGCGCGAGCGCATGCTGACTCTTCTTAACGCGTAAGGAAAAACCATGAAATTGCACGAACTGAAGCAGAAACGTAACACCATCGCCCGTGAAATGCGTGCGATGCATGAGGGTATCCCTGAAAACACCGCCTGGACTGAGGAGCAGCGCACTCAGTGGAATAAAGCAAAACACGAGCTGGATGCGCTCGACGAACAAATCGGCCGCGAAGAAGAGTTGCGCCGTCACGATCAGACCTACGTTGACGAGCAGGAGCCGGAGCAGCGTCAGCGCCAGATTAACCCGGAGAAGCAGGCAGATGAGCGCCGCGCCGCGGCATTTGATCGCCTTCTCCGCCACGGCTTCGGTGAACTGACTGCCGAAGAACGCCAGGCTGTTAAAGAACTGCGCGCGCAAGGCACCACCCCTGACGATAAGGGCGGCTATACCGTACCTACCCAGATGCGTAACACCATCATCGATGCGATGAAGGCTTATGGCGGGATCGCGAGCGTTGCCCAGATTCTCAATACCTCAAACGGTCAGGATATTACCTGGTCCACTTCCGACGGCACCTCTGAAGAAGGCGAATTGCTCGCAGAAAACTCTGCGGCCAGTGAAGGTGATGTGACGTTCGGCACGGCGATCCTGGGCGCCAAAAAGCTGTCATCCAAAATCATCCGCGTGTCCAACGAACTGCTGCAGGACAGCGGCGTTGATATCGAGGCCTACCTGGCAGGGCGTATCGCACAGCGTATTGGCCGGGGCGAGGCTAAGTATCTGGTGCAGGGCACGGGAGCTGGCACACCGCTGCAGCCAAAGGGCCTGGCGGCTTCAGTAACCGGGACCGTCTCTGCGGCAGCGGCGGCAACGTTTACCTGGCAGGAAATGAACAGCCTGAAACACGCGATTGATCCGGCATATCGCGGCGGACCTAAATTCCGCTGGGCATTTAATGACGGTACGCTTCAGGTCATTGAAGAAATGGTTGATGATCAGAAACGCCCGCTGTGGCTGCCTGATGTTGTTGGCGGTTCCCCGGCGACTGTTCTGGGTATTCCGTATGTGATCGATCAGGCAATTGATGCGGCAGCAGCCAGTAAGAAATTCATTTTCCTGGGGGATTTTAACCGCTTCATCGTTCGCCGCGTTTCCTATATGACCCTGAAGCGCCTGGTTGAGCGTTACGCCGAATACGATCAGACGGCGTTCCTGGCATTCCACCGCTTCGACTGCGTGCTGGAAGATACTGCCGCCATCAAGGCACTGCAGGGCAAACCAGCTACACCGTAATTCATAGCACTGCGATAACAGATGCCGCGTAAGCGGTTTTTTTATGCCCGCAATCTGATGGTTGCGGGCTGGAGAAAGGCCATGGCGCTAACGGTTGACGAGTGCAAAGTGCAGTGCCGAATTGATGGTGATGACCCGGGGGATAAACAGCTTCTGGAGATCTACATCGGTGCGGCGCGTCGTAAGGCTGAGAGCTATACAAATCGCCAGCTCTATGATGACGTGCTTCCGGCAAACGATCCGGATGGGCTGGTTATCAAAGATGACGTCAAGCTGGCGCTGATGCTGCTGGTCGGACACTGGTATGAAAACAGGGAGCCGGTGAACATCGGCAACATCGTATCGGCTCTCCCCTTTGGTTTTGAATCCCTTCTTGAGCCTTACCGGTTCATTGCACTGTAGGAGGTGATATGCAGGCAGGTAGGCTACGGCACCGGGTCACCATTCAAAATTATGTCACCACCCGATCCCCCTCCGGCCAGCCCGCCGAGCAATGGTCTGATGGTGAAACGGTATGGGGTGAAGTTCTCGCGGTCAGCGGCCGCGAACAGCTTTCCTCCGGCGCGGAATCGCCTGAGGCAACAGTCAGGGTATGGATGCGTTTTCGTAAGGACATATCGGCCGCTTCACGGTTGAAGATACTAACGGGACCGCTTGCCGGCGCGCTGCTTAACGTTGTTGGCCAGCCAATTCCTGACAGGAAAGGCGCTCGCCTGGAAATTCTTTGCAAGAGAGGTACTGAAAAGTGATCGATCTGAATCTGGACTTCTCCGGGCTTGAGGACATCGCTCGTGACCTTACCCGGCTGAGCAAAGCTGAGAACAACAAAGTGCTGCGTGATGCCACCCGGGCTGGCGCTGGCATATTGCGCGAGGAGGTTATTGACCGGGCTCCGGTGGATACCGGGAAACTTCGGCGAAATGTGGTGGTAATAACGCAACGCGGTCGAAATGGCGAGATTACTTCTGGCGTTCATATCAGAGGCGTTAACCCTCGCACGGGTGGCAGTGACAACACAATGAAGGCGTCCAACCCACGCAACGCTTTTTACTGGCGCTTTGTGGAGCTTGGCACGTCAAAACTGGCACCTCATCCATTCGTCCGGCCCGCTTATGATGCCCGGGAAGATGAAGCGTACGCAGCTGCGGTTCAGCGCATGAATCAGGCGATCGATAAGGTGCTGAGCAAATGACTGAAGCAGATATTTATCTTCCGCTCTCCGGCCTGGCTGGCGGACAGGTTTACCCGTACGTCGCACCTTTATCGCCGGATGGAAATGTCTCGATCTCACCTCCCTGGCTGGTCTTCTCACTGCCGCAGGAAAATTCTGCTGATGTGTTCTGTGGCGCCGCAGAGTCAATGACCACCATTCAGATCGATGTTTATGCGTTAACTGTGGACGACGCGCGGGAACTCCGCCGCCTCGCCATTGACGCGCTTACGACTCTCGGCATCACCGAGATCCGTAAATACCAGGATTACGAACCGGACTCCCGGCTTTATCGCTCCACGTTTGAGGCCAGCATAACCTGGTGACCCCCCAGCTTTACAACCACCCGCTACGGCGGGTTTCTTATTTTCAGGAGACAGCCAATGAGCTCTCAGTTCGAGAAATCGCAGGGCACGAAGATTGAGATCACTTCTTTACCTTCCACCCCCACTACTGTAGATGCCGCAACATTCCTCCCGCTTAACTGTACGCTTAAGGAGGCGCAGTTTACGGCAGGGCAGAAACAAGATATTGATGTTACAACTCTTTGCTCTGATGAGCAGGAGAACATCAATGGACTGGCGGCAGCTTCCGAGATGTCTCTGTCAGGGAACTTCAAAGAAAACCCTGGACAAGCAGCGCTGCGTGACGCCTACGACAATGACACCGTGTATGGTTTCCGCATCACTTTTCCCTCCGGTATTGGTTTCCAGTTTTTTGCCGAAGTTCGCCAGCACACCTGGTCTACAGGTACAAATGGTGTGGTAGCCGCTACGTTCGCGCTACGCCTGAAAGGCAAGCCGACCCGCATTACCGCGCCGCCGGCAGTTGCCCTTGCATTCACCACCGATCTCCCAGCAACAGAAACCGCCACGGTCGGTGACAACTTTTCTATTGGCGTAGTGGTGACCGGTGGTGTGCCGCCGTACAAGTACGACTGGTACAAAAATGGATCGCATTCCGGATTGGGTAATACCACAACAACTATTGGTTTTAATAATGCCGCAGCAAGCGAAAGTGGCCGCCGGCAGGTAATCGTAACTGATGCGGTGGGTGCGACCATTGCCTCCACTGTTTGTGACGTCGAAATTAGTTAACCGGAGCGCCGGGTAAACCGGCGATAAATTACATGGGTCAAAACATTCGCGAACTGGCGCTGGCCAGAATGGCTGGTTTCCGTAATAAACCTGAAACTGTTAAAGAGTGGGGCGGCGCTAAGGTGATTTTGCGCGAACCATCAGCCGAAGCCTGGCTGCGCTGGCAGGAGATCGTTAAAGATGGCGACGAGGAGCTTTCTGTTTCTGAAAGGGCCATGCGTAATCTGCGCGCCGACGTGACGCTCTTTATCGATGTGGTCTGTGACGAGAATCAGGATCCTGTTTTTTCACCTGAGGATGCTGAAGAGGTGCAGGGTGTTTACGGTCCGGTGCACTCCCGACTGCTGAAGCAGGCTCTGGATCTGATAGCCAATAGTGACGACGCCAAAAAAAAGTAGCAACGCCGGGCATGAAATTTCTGATGGCGCTGGCTCTGCGAATGGGGCGCACCCTGGCGGAGTTGCGCCAGACCATGACTCCCAGTGAATTGCTGCTGTGGGCTGAATACGATCGTACCAGCCCGGTCGGGGATGTCCGGGGAGACATTCACAACGCTCAGCTTGTATCAGCAATCTATGGGGCGCAGGGCGTTAAAGTGCCGATAGACGAAGCGGTCATCCAGTGGGCGGGCGATACGGAAGAGGTCAGCCAAAAAGAACCATTTGCAGGATTGGAGGCTGCATTTTTTGAAGCGTCCAGATGACTTATACCCCCATGTAATTTAGGATTATTGCTCGGTTTACATGGAGAAAGTGAAGTGGAATTTTTGCTGATTGCTGTCGTGTTGGGCTTGATCCCGGCTCTTATTGCTCAGAGTAAGGGAAGGTCCTTTTTCGCGTGGTGGGTGTACGGGGCATTATTGTTCATTGTTGCTTTTGTTCACTCACTGGTTATCCGGAAAGACGTTAAAACAGAAGAGCGGATCATGCAGGAAGATGGGATGACTAAGTGCCCTCTTTGTGCAGAGCTGATCCGAAAAGAAGCCGTCAAGTGTAAGCATTGCGGCAGTTTCATTGGCCCTAAAGATGAAAGCCAAAGTCAAAAAACTGACGAGGACTATCTCAAGGAGGCCAGGGAAAAGGCCGGAATAACCGAATAGCAATCCAAGCCCCGCAATGCGGGGCTTTTTATTTCTGGGGATAGTTGAATGGCAACTCTGCGCGAACTGATTATAAAAATCTCTGCAAATTCCCAGTCGTTTCAGTCAGAGATTGCCCGCGCCTCTCGCATGGGAAGTGATTATTACAAGACCATGCAGAATGGCGGACGGCAGGCTGCCGCCGCTTCACGCGATACCCGCGCAGCCCTGGCTGAGGTATCTGCTCAGCTCAATGAGACAAAATCTGCAGCAATGGGCCTGGGTGGGGCTTTTGCTGGTGCGTTCGCAACCCAACAACTGATCAACTATGCCGATACCTGGACGCAGCTTAATAGCCGTCTGAAACTTGCCTCGGGCAGCGCCGAAGAATTCACTCAGAACCAGCGTGTGCTGATGGATATTAGTCAGCGCACGGGAACGAGCGTTGAGGCAAACACCAACATGTTCTCACGCATGTCATCGTCGCTTAAGCAGCTGGGTTACACAGCCTCCGATACCGCAAAGGTTACGGAGCTGGTAGCCACTACACTCCGGCTTTCTGGTGCTGGTGCGAGCGAGGCCTCGGCGGTGATCACCCAGTTTGGCCAGTCTATGGCGTCAGGTGTGCTGCGCGGGGATGAGTTCAACTCCATCATGGAGAACGGCGGGCGGTTCGCCCAGGCGCTGGCTGATGGCCTTGGCGTTAACGTCGGGCAGTTGCGCGCAATGGCGGAGGCCGGACAGCTTACAGCAAACACTGTGATGCCGGCTTTGCTCGGTCAGCTATCCAGGGTCCGAGCTGAAGGTGCCCAGATGGGCGCTACCGTCGCGGCTTCTGCGCAGCGTGTGGAAAACGCCTTCATGGCCTGGGTCGGTGGTGCCAACCAGGCGAGCGGTGCAACCAGTTCTCTTGCCGGCGGGCTCGACTCACTGGCTGAAAATATTGATTCTGTCGCATCGGCGGCTGGGGCTCTGGTTGCCGTCGGTCTGGCGAGATACCTTGGTGGCATAGTATCCGGTACCGCATCAGCGACCGCTGGCGTGTTGAGCGCAGCAAAAAGCGAAGTTGCTTTGGCCGAAGCCCAGGTGCGCGGCACGCAGATCTCTACAGCACGTGCTCGTTCCGCGGTCTATCGCGCACAACAGGCTGTGGCTGCTGCGCGCGGCACCGATGCTCAAGCTGCAGCGGAAAAGCGTCTTTCAGCAGCCCAGCAATCTTTGGGGCGTAATATTGCCGCCAGAACAGCCGCCCAAGGAGCTTTGAATAACGTGACGGCCGTTGGGTCGCGACTGATGGGTGGCGCGCTTGGGCTGATCGGTGGAGTGCCAGGCCTGGTCATGCTTGGCGCTGGTGCATGGTACACCATGTACCAAAATCAGGAGCAGGCTCGACGATCAGCGCAGGAATACGCATCTACCATCGAAGAGGTTCGCGCCAGCACAAAAAATCTCAGTCTTTCTGAAACCACGGACAACCAGGCTAAAACCCGGCAGGCTCTTGATGAGCAAAACCGGTTAGTGGATGTTCAGTCATCGAAGGTAAAGCGTCTTAAAGAAGAAATTGCTGGTTATCAGTACGTGCTAGCCAACCCTGGGCCGACAACCAGCGGTGGTTTTATGATCAACCACTTAACCTCTGTAGAAACAGCCACACGGGGGTTAGAAAATGCCACCGCGGCTCTGGCAGTCGAGCAGGAGCGGTTGGGCCAGATGCAGGCAAAATCTCAGGACATTCAAAGTGTGCTTGAGGGACTTGAAAACCGCAGGGTTGCTTTAATTCGCCAGCAGGCCGCCGAGCAGAATGCAGCCTATCAGTCACTGCTGATGATGAATGGCCAGCACACGGAATTTAACCGCCTGCTGGGGCTGGGCAATAATTTACTGATAGCGCGACAGGGGCTTGCCGCCGTTCCGATGCGAATGCCACAGGCTGAAATTAGCGGCAAGCAGGCTGATGCTTTAGAGAAGGCAAGGCAGGACCTGGAGCTATCAAAACTCAAAGGCGAAGCGCGCGAGCGAGCGCGCCTTGGGTTTTCTGCTGATGCTCTTGGACTCACCAATGATCCCGAGTTCCAGACGGCCCGACAGAATTACATCGGCACAAGCCTGGAAGCCTGGCGCAACAACGAGGCCAGCAAACCTCAGAAAAAAACGCCAAAATCTGACGAGCAAAAAGCTTCTGAGAAGCTGGAGGAAACCTACAAGCGTCTCATCAGCCAACAGCAGGAGCAGATTGCTCTTTCCGGGCAAAGCACCGATCTCGCCAAAACCAAATATCAGGTTACCCGAGGGGAGTTAGCCGCTTTAACTGAAAGCCAAAAGGCAGAACTATTGCGTAACTCCGCTGCGCTTGATCATCTCAACGCGGTTGAGCGCCTGAAATCCCTGAATGAAGATCTGCTGAAACCAGAGGAGGCGCTGCTAAATACCACCCGGGAACGTATTAAGTTGCTGCGGGAGGCTGCGCCTGCGACCGAAGAATACCGTAAGACCATGGAGCGCATTTCCAAAGCGTCGGTTCAGGAAGCACCCAAGTTCGGTGGTATTGATGCGTCTGTCGGCGGCGCTAGTGGAGAACTCATCCGGGTTGCCGAAGCGCAAAAAGAACTGGATAAGTGGCATACCACTCAACTTGAAATGCAGAAGAAATTGCTCGATGAGAAAGAAATCAACGAGCAAACGTACGCCGATCGTGTCGCTGAAATTAATAAGACGAACGCTACTCGGCTTGAGGATATTCAGGCTGGCTACACATCTGCCAGCCTTTCCATGTTCTCAGATCTCGCTGGCCAGTCTGCTCAGCTGCTGCAGAGCATTGGCCTGGAGGGCAGCCTCGCTTACAAGACGCTGTTCATTGCCAGCAAGGCTGCCGCTATGGCTCAGGCCGTGATCAATACCGAACTGGCGGCGACCAAGGCTATGGCTGAAGGCGGCATGATTATGGGGATCCCGGCGGCCACGGCGATTCGTGCAGTAGGTTACGCCTCGGTGGCCATGATTGCGGGGCAGACCCTCGCCGGCATGGCGCACGATGGTATCGACAGGGTGCCGGAAACTGGAACCTGGTTGCTGCAAAAAGGTGAGCGAGTAGTTACTGCCAGCACCTCGGCCAAGCTCGATGCAACACTCGAAAGGGTGCAGCAGTCCCGGCAGGCTTCTGCTGGTGGCACCATCAGTATTCAAAACTCTTTCACGGGCAAACCTGACGATGCAACGCTGGCAGCCATCGACCAGCGAAATCGCCAGCTGGTTATATCGATCCGTAAAGAAATGGCAGCCCAGGTAGTTAAACCCGACAATGATTTCGGTCGGGCCCTGAAGTCCGTCTACCCGAACAGGAGGCAAGGATAATGTCTGATTTGGCCTCATATCCACATGGTTACCTGCCGATGCCACTACAGGACGGATATGGGTTTAAACCTGTAAGCCCGCTACAGCGTACACAAGCAACCGCAGGCCGCGCGCGACAGCGTAGGAAATACACTTCGACGCCAACGATAGCGACTGTGAACTGGATTTTTCCAAAGCATAACCAAGCGCAGCTATTTGAATCTTGGTACCGAGACGTGCTAACCGATGGTGCCGCATGGTTTTTGATGAAGTTGCAAACGCCGCTTGGCTGCCAGCAAACCTACAAATGTCGATTCACTGATATCTATGAAGGCCCGACGTTAGTTTCGCCTAAATACTGGCGCTACAGCGCGCAGCTTGAATTGTGGGAGCGACCTTTGCTACCGCCTGGTTGGGGATTCTTTCCTGAGTTGGTGGCTGGTTCTGACATTATCGATATAGCCCTGAATAAGGAGTGGCCCGAAGCATGACCAGCGCAGTTCTCAACCGGCTTTACGCATCCGGCGGTGAAGAAGTCATTCTGGATACGCTGCAGATAACCGTTGGTGGCCAGAGTTACTGGCTGACTCGCGGCTGGGAAGATATTACAGTCACGCTTGAAACGGGTGACAAAGCGACGTTTATCGGCTCGGCAATCGACGTGGCGCTGCCGGCGCGCAATTCAGACGGCACGCAGGATCTCAAATTCGCCATCAGCAATATTGACGGCGTGGTATCGACTGCGATCCGCAATGCTCTTGATAACCTTTCCAGCGCGTCTTTAACGTTTCGCCGGTACGTTTCTACGGATCTGTCAGCACCCGCCGCGCCGCCGTTCACCCTCGCCATAAAAGAGGGCTTCTGGACCGCAACTGAGGTGCAGATCACCGCTGGCTATATGAACATCCTCGATACCGCATGGCCACGCTATCGCTACACCCTGGCAGACTTCCCGGGCCTTCGTTACCTCCAGTAGGACATCACCATGTTTAATCCTGATAAATACCGTTCTGTCGGGTGGCAGAAGGGTGGCCGCGCTTACCCCGCGCTCGACTGCTTTGGCATCGTTAACGAAATACGGCGCGATCTGGGCCTGACTCCCTGGCCTGAATTCGCCGGGGTCACAAAAGATGATAATGGTCTCGACCGGGAGGCGCGCGGGCTAATGGCCGACCTGCAGCGTTGCGAGCCTGTGCCGGGCGCGGGCATTGCCTGCTATTCAGGATCTGTGGTGACGCATGTCGCGATCGTCGTGGAGATTGACGGCGTGCTGCATGCAGCCGAGTGCAATCCCCGTACTAACATGACCTTCCTTCCGCTGGCGCGTTTTGCGCGCCGCTTTGTCCGCGTGGAGTACTATCAGTGACGATACGAATCTATCCCTCCAGGCTGCCTGGCGAGCCACTGGAAACCCACCATCATGAAACGATGACCCTCAGCGCCTGGTTTACGCAGAACGTGAAGGAATGGACTCCGGATCAGCAGCATCCGGTAGCGGTTGAAATCGATGGCGTTCCGCTGCCTCCGGCAGAGTGGGCGCTGTGCACCATTCACCCTGATAGTGATGTCCGGATGTACCCGGTACCCTACGGCACCGGCGCGGAAATTGCGCTGTGGGTGGCTGTGAGTGTGGCTGTCGCCTCAGCGGCGTATTCCATCTACATGATGAGCACGATGCAGACCGGCGGCGGCGGAGCCCAGGCGGCCAGCGGCGATCAGATTGACCTTAACCCGGCCAAAGCTAACGCGGCGAAACTGGGTGATCCCATTCGGGAAATCTTCGGTAAATATCGCGTCTGGCCTGATTACGTCGTGCAGCCGGTGAGCAGGTTCGTCAACGAGACCAGCATGGAAACAAGCATGTTCCTGTGCATATGCGTCGGCGACGTGGCTATCAACCAGTCTGATCTGAAGGTGGGGAATACGCCATTTTCTTCATTTGGTACTGACATTAGCTACAAAATCTATCCACCTGGCGCTGACGTATCTGGCGATTCCCGTACCGAAAACTGGTTCAACTCACCTGAGGTGGGAAATACAGGTTCCGGTACCGCCGGGCTGGATCTGGGTTCAAGCGGCCCGGAAACAGTGAGTATTATCGCGGACGCGCTGGTGGTATCCGGTAACTCCATCACGCTGGTGGACGTATCATCCTCTGGCGGCGATGAGGAGATCCCGCCGTCGTGGACCGACGGAACGGTGATTACCGTGCTGGCACCTAACTCTTATACCGTGGTGTCGTCTGGCGGTTACAGTGTGATTTATGGTGGAGTAGAGGAACTGGCGCCAGTGGTAGGAATGCCGGTGTCCCTGGACTATAACGGCAACGAATACGACCTGGTGATCGCCAGTTACGCCCCGGGCATCCCGCCAGTACCAGGGGTGGGTGGCAGTGCCGCCAGCATTACCGCTAACGCCGCGCCGACGACCTACGATTTCAGCAGCACCCCCGTGACGTTCAGCATCAACTGGCAGGGCACGACTTACCCGGTATCACTGGTGACCAACTATGTCACCATGTCAGGGCTGGTTTCTTCGATCACCTCCCAACTCTCTGGTTCCGGCCTGGTCGCGCGCGATAACAGCGGGCGGCTTGAAATCGGCGAGGCCAGCAGCCCTTATGCAGGTGGGTCCATCACTAACAGCCCGTTACCGGTTGCTGCGTTTGGTGATGCCCCGGTTAACACGGCAGGCGTGAAATCTACGGGCGGCACGGCGGAAGTCAGGGCGCACATTACCCTGGCCTACAACAGCGCCACTGGCACGCCATTCACCGGGCTGCCGGAGGGGATTCAGCGCTTTTCTCTGGGTCTGGCCGGCAATCAGTTCCGGATCACTGACGTGGACAGTCAGACGGTCACGGTTGAGAGGATTGCAGTCACCACCGGACCTGGCGGTGAGACCATCACGACGCCAGATCCATCGTGGCCCGGATTCACTGAGCGAACCCTTCTGGACGCGACCGTTACTGGCGTCAGCGACGATTATGAATGGGTGGGGCCGTTCCTCGCCTGCCCCGATGGCGAAACCATGGACGCATTCGAAGTGAACATCAACTTCCAGAGCGGGCTGGTTCGCTACACCGATAAAGGTAACAAGCGCTCCATGCCCGTGCGCCTGGTGATCCAGTATCGCAAGGTTGGTACCACCGCCTGGCAGCAGCAGTCTCCGTTTTATTCACGCAGCACCGAGAACCAGATCGGGTTTACGCATCGCTACAGCGTGTCGCCGGGGCAATATGAGATCCGGATGCGCCGAACCGAACCGGTTAAGGGGGGCAGCACACGCGACCAGGTGTTCTGGCAGGCGCTGCGCTCACGGCTCAGCAAGCGCCCAAAGAAGTACGATGGTGTCACCACCATGGCACTGACGGTGCGCACAGGTAACCGCCTGGCGGCCATGTCCGATCGCCGGGTAAGCGTCACGCCAACCCGGATTTACAGCGGCGGCAGAACGGCGCGGAGCATCAGCGGTGCGCTATACCATGTGCTGGAGTCGCTGGGGTTCACGGCCAGCCAGATTGACTCGGCGGCAATTGACGCGCTGGAGCAAACCTACTGGACGCCCCGCGGGGAGAAGTTCGACTGGGCGAGCGGTGAGAGTAAATCAGCCCTCGAGGTGCTGCAGAAGATCACCAACGCAGGGATGGGATATTTCCTGCTGTCTGACGGGCTGGCGTCTGCCGGCAGGGAAGGGATTAAACCCTGGGTAGGCATGATCACACCGCAGGAAACCACCGAGGAGCTGCAGACCGCGTTTAAGGCGCCGAGTCAGGATGATTACGACGGGGTCGATGTCACCTATATCAATGGCACGACATGGGCTGAAGAAACTGTTCAGTGCCGCTTGCCCGGGAATCTGACGCCAGTGAAGGTGGAGGATTACAAACTGGATGGCGTTCTGGATGAGGACCGTGCTTATCGCATCGGCATGCGCCGGTTGCTGGGCTACCAGTTGCAGCGCCTGCAGCACACCACATCAACGGAAATGGATGCGCTCTGCTATGAGTTCATGGATCGCATTGTAATGGCTGATGACATACCTGGCGGTCAGCAGCTGAGTTGCCTGATTACCGATATGAAGTATGACAGCAGCAAAATCACCTTGACGCTCAGTGAGGCGCCGGACTGGTCGTTCCAAAGCCCTCGCGTGATTATCCGCCATCAGGATGGCAGGGCATCAGCAATGGTGGTACCGACAAGCGTCGATGAGTTCACCATCTCAGTGCCATACAGCGCAGCACTTGAACCGGAACTGTGGGCGATGAATGACCCGTACATTGAGCCGCCGCGCCTGCTGTTCTGCTCATCTGTACGTGTGCCGTATGACGCCCTGGTGGGGGAGATATCTCCCGGTAATGACGGGATCAGCCAGGTGACGGCTATTCAGTACCACCCTGGTAAGTACGAATACGACGACGCTACATACCCCGGCGACGCCGCTTAAAATTAATTAAAAATATCAAACCCGCCTCGGCGGGTTTTTTTATTCCTGGAGTAAGCATGACTATATACGGCACAAATAAACCCCTGGGATCTACTGGTCCGGAAGAACTCTTTGATAACTCCCAGAATCTGGACTTCGCAATAAACGATATAACAAAAGCAATATGGAAGGACCGGTTCGGAAGAAACAGGAAAACTTTGTGGGGAGCGGAACAGGAGTTTTCGGCTCAGCTGTTGAACCAGCAACAACGTTTCAATTATTTTATCCAGAATTCCGGCTATAAATTTCTCGGAGAATATACCTCCGGGCCACTTACGGTCAGAGAATATAATCAGCTTATTCGTTATGAAAATGAGTTCTGGAAACTTAACGCTGCTACCACTCCACCATTTACGACGACAGGAAATAACGCGGCGTCGTGGGTCAACGACTCGGCGCATTTTGTCAGTGCAGGAGATGACGCATTGCGTCAGGGACTGGCATCCACTGGCGGAGCGGGACTCGTTGGGACAGAAAGAGGCGGGAATCTTGATCTCGTGCTGCAGGACATCAACTCAGGCTTCTTTGCTGAGTTTGGGCCTCAATTACGCAAGCTGAATTCAGCCCTACTGGATCCACTGGTTCAGGAGTTACAGATTACCTTTATCGGTGACTCCATCACCTGGGGCACTGGCTCTACGGGGGCGGCAGGAAGTGGAACCAGGGACGGTACGCTGTCAGATCCGAGAAACAATGCCACATCACCATCGTATGTGAACCAGCTTGGCCGCCATATTGCGGATATTCTTGGCACCGGCACCGTTACCACCCTTTCTAACCACAGCTACTCTCCAAGCGGTGAATCAATCCGGGAGATGGTGGCAGATAAATACGAATTCCCGTACGGCAGTGCTTATTCTGTTGTCGGTTCAGGGAGCTTTACGGATGTTATTGATGCAAACGTAACCGGTCCATATCTCGGCGCTCGCAGAACCATAACCGTGACGACAGGAGCATCAGCATCGCTGAGCTTTAATTTCACCGGCAGCAAGTTCAGCCTGGTATATTCTCAGCTGACGAACAGTGCTGATTATGAGCTGCTCGTAAACGGAGTATCGCAAGGGGTATTTACTACCAGGGGGGCCACCGCGGCGTTTAACACCCGCAGATCGCACTCTTTCGGCTATGTCATTAACGGGACGGTTACCATCCGCGCTGTGCAGCATTCCGGCGACACAGGAAATCAGCAACTCCGATTAGAGGCGCTGTTGTTACCGAAAACCGTTCGGATAAAGAACCAGGGGATCATCGGTACAACTACCGAGCGTTACGCTACGTATAACTTCCCCACCACGCTGAGCCGACCGAAGCCATATCCGCCACAAAATATGCCGGGATTCAGCCAGACATTTGTTGGCACCGGAGGGCATGAATATGTTGAATCAGCGGAGCCAAATGCAATCCTGGGGATGCGCTATAAGTATTCGTTCACGAACACCGGGTCATGGGAAATTACGTTAAAACCAGCGGCAACAGACGATCGGGTCGCAATATACTTTTCATCGACAGATAAAACCTGTGATGTGCAGGTGCTTGCCGATGGCGTAGCCATCGAGACATTCCACACATCATCGAATGAGCAGGGTGTGCCGTTTGGCTATCAAAACAGCAGGATTGTGTCTATCCCGGCAGGCACAACCACGGTAAAAATCAAGACGGTATTTGTGCAATACCAAAGCTCAGTCAGCTATTTATATCTGGAGGGTCTGACGACCTTTAATAGCAGCAGCCAGACGTATCCAACAAATAATAGTTTTAATGACGGCGTGGCTTTGGATGATAAAGACATGTTTGCATTCTTCCAGGTAGGGGTAAATGATCGCGCATCTAATCAGGTAAAAAGCCCGACCCAGATCCGCACTCAACTGGAAAAAATGCTTTCACTGGTTCCACAGGGATGCTCACCGATTCTCATGGCATCTAACCCTGCAGCTGAGGCTGGGAATTATTCCATGCAGGACATGGTGCAGGCGATCCGGCAGACGGCTGAGAAATATAACGTGGCATTTATCGATAACTTCAATCTGTTCGATAAATACAGCATGGCGTATTTCACAACCGACAACCTGCATCCCAATGACATTGGTCACAACATGATCGCCAGGAACATCATCAAGAGCATTCGCTCCAGCTGACCCTGGGTTCGTCAGCGGGCGGCATTGATAGGCGTCACCACATTGATCTGCATCCCCTTTAAAACTACTGTATATAAAAACAGTAAAAAGGAGTGCAGATCATGCCCCGCCGTTACGAAATTCACGCCGCGTTTGTGGCAGCCATACAGCAAAACCCCAAGGGCTACCGGTGCTTACGCACAGAGGACTTTATCCGCGAACTGGCAAAGGTCCACTGGCATTTCAGCCGGGCCGACGCCAACGAGTGGATAAAGTACTACCAGCCAGATTTCACGGATAAGACGACCGACGGAACCGACAATCACTATTGGATCCTGCGCAACATGGGGAGGGTTCACTGATGGGGTTTCCATCTCCAGCGGCTGATTACGTGTCTCAACGGATGACGCCAGAACTCATCTGCGGCGTAGGCATCGATACGCGCATTCTTGAAACATCATCCGGTTTCGCATTAATCGAACCGGTTACCCGGTTAGTGCAAGGTCAGGTTCTGCTGATTTTGTCCGGCGGCAGGACGCAGTTTGCGAAACTCAGGGGCAGGGCATTAATCACTGATGATGGCGAAGCGATTGAAGGGGAGGCCGCAGAGGAAGTGGAAGTTCTGGGGCGCGTGACGTTCTTCATCAACAGTACAGACGCTGATGACATTCCGGTGTAAGAAGTGGTGTGTTTTGGGGGCGAAATTGGGGGCAAAAATCATTTAGGGGCGTATTTTGGGGCGAGGAATTGACCAACATTGCCCGATATTGTCCATTACTGTTCTTTTGCAACTAACTGATTTAATGATAATTAAATGAATTCTCTGAAATTAAAAAATCAGTTTCGTAGTTTAACGCTGATTATGTTGCGGCGGGGATAAACATTTCGTAAACCGGAGGGGAAGCAACCCTCTTTCCGGGTGGAAAGAGGGCAAAAAGCA